CGTAAGGCTGGGGTCTACAAAGATCACCCGTTGGGTGAAGCAGCTGGACCACCGCCAACACCAGTTACCACCGTCAAGAAGTCTTCCTTCAAGACGATGGGCCGCGCCGTCCGATTTCTCGGCGGCAAATCTGCATAGGTCAAAGAGGAGCACATATTGACCATGAACGTAGATAATCAAGTCATCATGCACATCAAGGGCGGCCATCTACCGCCGGACGATATGCTTCAACACCTTCTGGCCAAGCTCAAGCCGAATGCGTTCGGCTGCGCTATCCAGAACACGGTGATCGTGGAAGGAGAGACGGACCCTGTTCCTGATCTCGCGATCATCAAGGAGGATGCTCCCGAATTCGACGACATCAAGCGCGTCTTGGTGAATGCGAAGACGGAAGGCAACTTCCCAACGACGTTGTGGCTCGGCTCGCTGAATGCCGCCTACAATCCGGAAGACATTCAGCCCTTCGTTCTGGAAGACCCGGAGACGAAGGAAGCATTCATTGCTCTGTTTCTCGAGGGCACGCTGATCGGTCATGACGATCCGAAGGATCGGACCGAACAGTTCAATTATGTCAATGGCGTTCTTCTCCCGAAGATCACCGAGTTCTGTCACGATGTCGAAGGCGACTTCGACAAGATCGACAAGTTTCTGCGTCGCGACTCCTTCAACAAGGAGTTCCTCATGCATGTCGGCCATCGTGCCGTCTTGCAGATCGTTCCCAAGGTCGGCGATCCTGTTCCTCTCGGCAAGAATTCGCTGGGCGGTGAGCCGTTCGAATGGGGCTGGGTCTCTCAGCTTCTGGGATACGGCGACGAGAAGGTTCAAGAGCCCGAAGCCAAGAAGGGTGTCATCGCTTCGGCGGCGGCTCGCTTCGGCGGCGGCTGGGGCAAGAAGGCTACTGCCTCTGTTCCTGCTTCTCCTGCTCCGGAGAAGAAGGAGACGGTGGTTCCTCCGCCTGCTCCAAAGCCGGATGAAAGTCCGGAGATCGTCGCTGCGAAGTCGGAAGGTTCTTACCCTGCGAAGGGCAAGTCCTCCGGCAACAAGCCTCCCGTTCTGATGGCCAAGCCACCGGAGTGGGTGTGCAAGCAGAACGATGATCTGCGTGGCTGGTACACCGTTGTCGGCAATCTGCCGACTGGTCCTTTGGAGAATGTCCTCGCAGACTACCATTGGAAAAAGAAGGTGTCCTGTGTCATCAAGGATCAGAAGGCTGCGGCCATCGACAACCTCGATGACTTCAAGAAGTATCATCTCCAGCGCGTGATGATCGCCAAGGAGTACACCGACAAGAACGGTGGGGCTACTGCTTCTGGCAAGCCGCCTGCGTCCACTGCAGCGGCCGACGTCAAGGCCATCGCCAAGGACCTGCCGATCCTGAACAAGGATACGCTGGACAAGGTGCTGGAATACGTCGCTACTCTGGATACTTCTTCGAAGACCATCGTGGCTCCGAAGGAAATCCAAGCGATGGAGACCGCGCTCCCGAACTTCGCCAAGGCTGTCGGCCTTGAGGAGTCCGAGACGCTCAACTGGCCGATCCATGCTCTCGTTAAGGTCGGCGAGATCGACATCATGGCTCTCGCTTGCTACGCCATCATGTGGCGCAACAAGTGGCGAGCACTGAAGTCTGGCCAGCTGGAAGCTGGAAGCAAGACCGTCGTCGAGACGGACAAGTCCATCACCACGACGGAGGTCACTCCGTCCGGTGCCAAGCTGACTTCGTCGATCTCGAAGGAAGCACCGCCCGCCGTCAAGAAGACCGGCGGAGGCTGGGGCCGTAAGGCCGCCTGATCCTTCAGCAGTCCCCCAGCTGACTGAAGGTACATAGCCAGCTTGCACCCGCCCCCTCCCGTGGGCTGGCTGTGGCAGGAGGCGGTGGTCCTTAGCCTAAGGGATTACACCGCCTCCTGTTATCTTTCACATTGATGATAGGAAAATGTGATGTCAAAGCTCCCCAAGAAACCCGTGTACAACCGACATACGTTGGGTCATCATGCTGCTGCACACAAACAGCGTGAAGCATTGATCAATGCTCATTTCGAGAGGATCGAAAGGAAGATGGCTCGGCAGGAATATAACTGGAACTATATTTATATTCCGCTTATTCAAGCGGTAGCTATTATTTGTGTTGTAGGATATCTGAGTAAGATTGCAGGTATGTGGTAGTAGGTATATCAAACCGGCGGCGGATCGCGCCATGCTACAGATGTTTCTTTAGCCTGTCAACTACTATTTAAGGGAATAACATGGGTTTCGCAGCAGTCAAGCAACAATTCTCCCAACTATTCGGTCCGTCCATCAAGTTCCCCTCAGTTCATGAGGCCAGATGGATCACCGATCAGATGAAGTATTCTCCTGACTACGGCTGGCTTGAGCAGTTCGAGTATCAACTCCTGTTCGCCGCCGACGACACCAAGGAGAACCACGACCGGCATTGCTTGATCGAAGACAGTCGCCTGATGGCCGAAGGCTTCACTGTCGATTATTTCAACTATTGGCTTCAGGAGGCCGGAGACGAGCGTGTTCCAGTGCCCATGCGGCTCCCGGCTGGAAAACATCTCCGGCTTCCCTTGTTCCCTCCGCCGCTCAAGATCAGAGGCGAACTGTTTTTAGTTCGCACTCCGCAGTTCTTAGGACTTGACACATACAAGCGGAATACTGTACAATTCCGGCGTCAAAGGGTGAACATCATCATCCCGCATCGGCAGGTCTGGAAGATCGATAACGTAATCGACCCGACCGATCATCCTGTCGCATTCCGCCCTCGCGAACTCCCCCGCTGCCTGCAAGGCAACCAGCACATCATCTATTCCGGTGTTCGCTGTCACATCATCCGTGCTTGGATGTATGTCGGCCTCGGCAAGTTCTGGGACCCGCTGTTCGATGGTGGCTTCCGTGGCTTCAAGACTGTAAATTATTACGAGTCCAAGAATAAGAGTAATACTTGGGCTAAGGAGTACTATGACTATCCAAAACGGCCCCTCGAGTAGGGTAGTAGGACGAGAGCGTTGTCCCGAATGTGCCAAGCATGGGCGGGACAACTCTCACGATAATTTAACTATTTATGATGATGGGCATAAGTATTGCTTTGCCTGTAAATATTTTGAAGGTAATAAATTGAACAATGACGATAACATTTCCTCTATTTCTGAGTATACTTACGAATTTCTTCCTTGGCGCGGCATTAGTGCTGACGTGTTTAGAAAATATGGCGCTAAGACGAAAATTGGTGAAGACGGTAAACCACTGGAAGTTAGGTACCCAGAAAGGAATGGTAGTTATCACGTAAGACCCAGAGACGGGAAGATTAAAGCTTACCACGACGGTGAGTACAAAGCTGGTTGTTTTGGTATTGACAAGTTCGTACCCGGTTCACACCGCAACATCGTAATAACAGAGGGTTACGAAGATGCGCTCTCTCTTCAAATGGTTCTACATTGTCCCGTCGTGTCTGTTCACAGCAGCGGCAGTGCCATTGCTGATTGTTCAGCCGACCGACAAGCAATTAACAGCTACGACCGAGTTTATCTCGCGTTCGATGCTGACGAGCCGGGACGCGATGCTGCGGCTGCGGTCGCAAAGCTTTTTGATTATGGAAAGCTTTACCAAATCAAGTTCCCCGGCGGAAACCGAAAGGACGCCAACGACTTCGTCCAGCACGGAGAGTTCGACCAACTAAGGAACCTCTTCGAGAACGCCAAGAAGTATCTCCCGCAAAACATCGAGAGTGAACTTCGGGTGTTCAAGAATATCCTGTTTGAGGCTCCCAAGAAGGGAGTCTCTTACGGGATACCCACGCTTGACTTCATGACGTACGGCATCCGAACTGGGGAAAGTGTCCTACTCACTGCTCAGGAGGGTGTTGGTAAGACTGAGGTCATGCATAAGATCATGTACTCAATCTTACAGGAGCAACCCGATGCAGCCGTCGCAGGAATATTCTTGGAAGAACCTAAGAAGCGATTGCTTCAAGCACTTGCGGGCATTCATCTTCGACGCCCGGTCCATCTCCCTGACTGCGGCGTTACGGACGCTGAAGTTTACGACGCGGTACAGGAAGTTGTTAGGCAAGATGACCGCCTACATATCTACTCTCACTTTGGGTCTGATGATCCAGAGCATATACTCGACACCATCCGATTTCTCGTTGGTGCGCGTGGGTGTCGTTATGTCTTCCTTGAC